TTTGTTCTATTTTATTATCCTTTATATAAGCCCACATATTATTTCACCTCCTAAAAAGTATTGTTATATTTAAATGGCACGTCACCCCAAGCTCCATAAATCCAAGTATCTGTAGTATTTACTGTTGCATTTCCAGTTCTAAATTTAAATCCATTACTAAGAATGTCTATTGCATAATTACTTGTGTTAAACTCAGCTCCTGTTTCATTCCAAGCACTTCCTATTATCGTAGGGTTAGATGTGTTTCGTGCTGTATCGTAAACTATCCAAGAACTTGCAGCTCCTGTATTTTTTACAAATAAAAATCTGGGTCTGAATCCTGTGTACACGAATGTATTATCAGTAGCTGAATTACCACCTCCTGCACCAACGTAGCTTCCAAACTTACTATACCCTTCAACTGAATGCCAAACATAACCAAGAAAAGTAGCTCCATTAGGGCTATTAGTGTTACCATTATTATCTACTGTTACTAATGAAGAAGTTGGTTCTGTATCATTCCACATTTCACTACCAGTATAAACACTAGCAGTGCTACTAAGATACAGAAATTTTGTAGCACCTAAAGATGAATGATACACAGTCCAAGTAGATGTTGCACTACGTTTTTTTACCATAATCAAATCTGGTTTTGCTGATAAACCATGTCCCCATGTTTGATTAGCACTTCCATTAGCAGTATAAGTACATATACTAAATCCAGCTTTTGTGTTTGCTTGTACTGTACTTGTAATATCTCCATCTGAATTACTAGCTGTCGTTCCTCCATTAGCTCTCCAACACCAACCAATAAAAGTATCACTACTAGCATTATAACCTCCTTCACTACCTAATGTAAAACCATCAGTACCAAATGCAGTTACACCATTAGATTCAGAAACATCTGCACCAGTTACATTAGACCTTAATGCAACTCCAACACCTCTTGATGAATCTACTAATCTATGGTCACCACTACTATTTCTTCTTTTAACCCACACTAGGTCAGGCTTGAATCCTAATCCTGTTATTGCATTTGTACTACCATTACCAGTATAAGTAATAGCATTAAATTGTTTACCAGGATAATCATTATCAGTCTGTGCAGGGTCTATGTCATCTGATACAGATAAGTTACCTGTGCATAAAGCTAAAAATCCTGTTGGGGGTGCATATTTAAAATCACCAAAACCATTACCATCTGCATTACCACCTGCTGTAATTTCTCCACCAAATGTAGAGTCCTGTCCAAAATTAACTGTGCTTGGTCTTGAAGCTGCTGCCCAATTACCTATAGCAGGATACCAAACATAACCTGCTGTTCTAGCTATAGTTACAGTTCCACCACCACCAGATGCACTACATAAAGGGTTACTTCCATCTGCAGGATTTTGTCCACTTCTCATATTTGTAAAGCTACCATTAATAGACATATACCATTTATCATTATCAAAATCTGCACATATGCCTATTATATCATCTTGTGCAAGAGCAGTTGAATAATCCACAGTTGTTCCTGAAGATGCTGATTTAGGTGCATCAGATATAATATGCCAATTTGTTGAACCATTAGAACAATACATATAAACTATTTGAGCTCCTGTTGCTGAAGAAGGACTATTATATCCAAGTTCTGCTTGTGTATTTACCTGTTGATTTGCCCAACCAGGTCCTCCATCCCAAGCACTTCCTGTCATACACCATTCCCAATACCATTTTCCACTTGTTACACCAAAATTTCCAAAAACTGTATCTCCTAAAGTGCATAAAAGATTACCTCCAGATAAAGTTCCAAAATCTGTTGTTCCTCCACCATGTGCTCCTAAAGGATTCCATGTACAAAAATTTCCACTACTTGCCATATTTATTTAACTCCCAAATGTTGGACTATCAAGAACTTGATGGTCTGCACCCATGTTATTTACTGTAAAATTGTTACCATTACCACTACTATCTGCACCTAATCCTACTGGATTATTACTAGAATATAATTGAAAAGAGGCTATTTGATAACCACTGCTTCCATCTCCTCCAGATGCACTAGGAAATTCTATTTTCCAATATCTATGACTACTAGCAGTCCAAGAATGTCCATTTGCTGCAACTCCATTACCAAATGTAAAAGTAGAACTTCCTACTGAAGTAAAATCAGAATTATTATCTGAATAATATACTGTTCCTGTTGCAGTTCTTGTAGCATATCCAGAAGACTCAGCTCCTTTTCCATACCATCTTCCTACATTTTTTGCACTTCCTAAATCAACACTAATTGTTAAAGCTCCTTGTCCAGATTGATTGTAACCAGTTGGAGAGCCAGAAGGAGATGTTCCTGCTGTAAATAGAGCAATAATAGTGGATTCAGCAGAGGATATAGCATTTGCTCCTGAACTACTTGCTCCTGTAGGAGTTATAGTTGCTCCTGAATCTGCAAATTTAAGATGAAAACCATCTGTTCCAAAACTTCCTGAATATTCAATAGGAATCCAAACTCCATTTTTAAACTCACCAAAATCTGTATTAGCTTTATTAGAACCATCTACTAATATAACTTCTGCCATATATCCATCAAAATGTGTACTAGAACTATTTTTTCCTAACCATAATTTAGCACTACTAACATTTGTTAAAGGTGTATAAAAGTTTCCACTACCACTACTTGTTATAGTTTGAGACACTCCATTAATCCATATATTAACTGTGTCTTGTGTAGCAGTTTGATTTATGATGATATTATACCAACCACCAGTATCTCTTAAAGCTCCTGGTGTACTTTGACCTCTTTGATTAACTCCTTCTAAATTAGAATCTGTATTATCAAAATGCCAATTAGCCCAACCTCCTGAATTACCCATTATTACTTGGTCATTACCAGTAAATAAGTTTCCTCTTTTAATCCAAAAACTAATAGTATATGCAGTCTGTCCAGAGTTGCCATCAAAATCTGCTTCTAAAAAACTACTACTAGCAGAATCAAATCTACAACTTTGCTCTATCTGATGTGAATAAAATGCTCCACCACCTGCACTTGCTGCTGCTGCAGCTCCTGCTAATAAATTATTTTGAAAGACTCCCATTATGCATTACCAAAGTTTAATGATACTGAAGCTACACCATTAATAGCTGTTGCACATACAACTGCTGCTGCACTTTTAGTTAATTGCAGTTGTCCTTCTAATGAAGTATTGCCTGATACTCTTACTGTACCTAAGAAACCAGAGTTACCAGTTATTGTTGTTGTTCCACCTACTTTTAATGTAGAGTTAATTGAAGCTGTACTTTGTAAATGTGTAGCTCCAGTTACTGTAAGTGTATCATCTATAACTACTGCACCTTCTAATGATGTAGCTCCTGATACTCTAACTGTTCCTAAGAAACCTGTATTACCTGTTACAGTAGTAGCACCTGTTACTTTGAGTGTGCCTACTAATTGTGAATTACCTGATATACATACATCACCATCAAACTCTGCTTTACCACCTACTGTTAATGTACCTCCTACAGAAGCATTACCTGCTATCGTTGCAGTTCCTCCTATATTTAAATTACCAGATACAGATGCATTACCTGCTACATCTAATGTACTACCAAGAGAGACTGCACCTGTTATAGTTGTTGTGCCACCTATTGCAACATTACCTACAAAAATACTATTACCACTTACACATACATCATCATCAAAATCTACTTTATCACCAAATGTTTTATTAGTAAATGTTTGTGTTGCTGCTAATCCTGCTAATGTATCATCAACTGCAGGCATTACTAAAGCTATATTACCAGAAAATGCAGAGTGTGCAGGTGCTTTTAATGCTGCATAGTGTGCATTACTTGATTCACAATACATTCTAAGTTCTGATTGTGAACCTGTATTTTTTAAATCTATAATACCACCACCAATACTTACTGTACCACCTACAATAGCATTACCACTTACTGATACATCATCTTTAAAATGTGAATAACCTGTAACACTTAATGTAGAACCAAGCTGTACTGCTCCTGCTACTGTAGCATGTCCACCTATATTTAAGTCTCCAGATACTGAAGCATTACCTGCAACATCTAAGTTATTACCTAATGATACAGCTCCTGTTATTGTAGTAGTACCACCTATATGAACATTACCAGATACTGATACGTCATCTTTAAAATGTGTATATCCCACTACTGTAGTAATTCCTCCTACATGTAAAGTTCCACCTATAGTTGCATTATTAACAGATATATTACCTGTAATAACTGCAGGCACATTTGTTAAGTTTGCACCATCTCCAAAGAAAGCTGAAGCACATACTTTAGAACTTACATGCACATCTCCTTTAACTGTAACATTACCACCTAGTGATACATTACCTGCTACATCAAGTGTACCACCAATACTTGTATTACCTGATACTCTAGCTGTAGTTAAAAATCCTGCAGCTCCTGATACTGTAGCTGTGCTTAATAAATTAACTGCACCTCCTACAGAAAGTGTTCCTCCTACTGAAGCATTACTTGCTACTGTTAATGTACTTGCAAGATTTACTGCACCTGCAATAGATACTGTACTTTTTAAATGTGTAGCTCCTGATACACTTAATGTACCACCTACTATAGCATTTGAAACTGATATATTACCTGTAATAGGTATACCTGTAATATTTGTACCATCACCATAGAAAGCACTAGCACATACTTTAGAGCTAACATGTACGTCACCTTTTACAGTTACATTACCTCCTACACTTACATTACCTCCAACATCTAATGTACCACCTACAGATGCATTACCTGAAACTCTAACAGCTCCTAAAAATCCTGCTGTACCTGATACAGTTGCTGTGCTTTCAAAAGTAGCAGCACCACCTATAGCTAATGTAGATGCTAATGATGTTGCTCCTGCAATTGTTACAGTACCACCAAAGTTTGAATTACCACTAACTGATATATCATCATCAAAAGTTACTGCATCACCAAATGTTTTATTTGTTAATGTATCAGTAGTAGATGTACCAACTAATGTTGCTGCACTTGTTGGAAGTGTTATTGTTATATTACCACTAAAAGAACTATGTGGTGGAGCTTGTAA